GGAAGTTTGCGCAATCGGGCAACTTTACTTTAGCTCCCTTAGATAAGGATTCTATTTATTCCATGATATTGTGGATAAGAGATAAAAAATCTGAGGTTGAGAATCATGATCAACTTCAACAAAACATCGACACTTCTCAGATGGAGATGTTTTATTATGGACGAGAGCAGTTTGATTCCTATACTACGGAGTTAAGGAATTATGCTCGCACTCGTAATGTGAACTTTAATTTTAGGACTTATGAGTTCTATCAGGCACGCCATGTGGCAGCCTATGGAGCGTAAGTTCAAATAAAGCCTAGCTCTAGGCTAATAAATTGAGCACATCTAGCTCTAGATGTAAAAATTGAGCAAAATTACTTTCAGATTCATTCTGATCGTTTCAAAAGAACTTCATGTTCAGGGAATACTGAGCGACTAGGTTCAGGTTATGGACCAACCTTAGTCAAGCTCTAGACTTTAAATTGAGTTCCCGAAGTTAAAGGAATGGACGTTATGCCTGTTCAAGCGTAACGGATCTCGTTGACTTTTTATGAACATTTAATGGTTGTCAGATAATCGTGTTGACAACAGATTTTGAATCGATTGCAGATAAGAATGATGCAAAGGACCATATAGTCCTAGGAGGAGAGGAGACGGATCGTAGAATGGAGAATGTTGATAACAATACTCAGTTTGATGCGAATGAAGATATAATTAAGAAACGTGAGGTTCAAAAGCTCATGTTATTTGATAAGGTTTATATTAACCAGGTCCCCAATAAGATTTTAGATCGTTGGGTTCCATTGGGTGCAGGGGTTTTGCAACCCCCGACACCATATATGTTGATATATACTCCTTTTGATACTCTTCTAAACACAGATTATATAAAGCAAGCTTTGAAGACGTTTTTCTATTTGAGAGCTAAAGTTGAGGTAAAGATAGTCTATTCCACATCAATATGGAATTATGGAGCTGTCTTTATTTCAAATATTTCAGGAGGTTCTTCGACAGTAGGAAGCACTAATTATGCTTGGATAAATGGAACGGGATCAGGAGCAGCAGGGACAGATTTTGGAAAGATGTTATCACATAATCCAATAATTTTGGATTTGAGTCAGCAGGAGGAGGTCATTTTTGATCTCCCATGGATATCCCCTGCAAATTATATTTCTTTGAAAGCTTTTTACGACACAGGAGACGATGCTAATACGGCAACAGTCAATTTTTGCGACAACTTGTTTAGGTTTGCTATTTTTCAACCTTTTGCAACTGGAGCATTAGACAGTACAGTCACAACAGCTTTCAATTTTAATTTATTTGCCCGTTTTCAAGATGTCACAGTCCAGGGTTTTACATTTGACGCTACAGCGTCTTCTGGATTAGTAGAAGCGCAGTCGGCATTTGTTATGTCAACTTTGGGTGGATTAGCTGCTCAGGCCACCCCGGTGGTGTCCTCGTGGTTAAAAACTCAAGCAGACAAGGCAATAAAAGTAGGACTCGGAAAAGCAGAAGGTTTTTTGGAGGGTTATTTAGATCAAGATGAGGAGAAGAAAGTAATGGAGACATCAGATAAGCGAATGGAAGTGGATAGGCAAACTAGCAATATATTGCCAGATATGTATGGAGATTTGGTTGCTAACAATCAAATGTGCAAGGCAGTTTTGCCAGCACGACCAACACCATCATCATGGCATAGAGTGACGGATTTTCTTCAGAAACCGTCATTTATAGGGTCATTTGTTTATCCAGGGGAAGGGTCAGCCCCTCTTTATTCTTTCATACCAATTCCAAATGCATCGGAGGTTGGAACAGCAACCACAGATAGAATAGCTTACTTGGGACAGTATGCTAGATTTTGGAGAGGATCGATAATCTATACTTTTCTCCTGATGACCTCACCTATGGTATCCGTTAAGTTCAAGATATTATTGACATGGAATACTAATGATAGTGTTGTAGGAGAACCAGAGTCGTTACTAACCCGGATAGTGACAGTGAGGGGTACAACAGTAGTGGACATTCCCGTCCCATTTTTGTATTCTCAACAGTGGTTACCCACAGATTTAGGAATTGCAATATCAGATCTTCCTTATTTGGAAGGTCCAGTTAATGCTCCTGCACTCTGGATACAAAGATATCAACCAGCCTATTCCCCAGGCGATATTCCGGCTACAGTACACTTGCACGT